TCCTAAAGAACCTAATACTCCATCTGTTATTTGCTTTTCAAATCCTCCTGTATAACCATATGAAAAACCCTTACCTTGCTTCAAGTTTTCTATGTATCTTTTAGTTGAGTTTTCAAAGGCTAGTTGTACTTCAAATGGCTCTAGTTTAACTTTTATCATTCTTTGATCCTTTTATTAGTTGTTTTAATATAGTTGTTGAGGGGTTAAAATCGTAATCACTAAAAGAGCAACTTGATAGCAATATGATTAATATTAAATATTTCATATTTCATTTCCTTTTGGATAAGATAATATTGGATATTTTAATTTTTTAAGTAACTTTTTTTTATCTTTTTTATTACCATTAATAAAAACATATCTATGTTTAGCACTTCTAAAAACTCTTTTAGTTTTATCTCCTAAATGATGTCTACTATGTTTTCCATTTTTTCCAGCTATATCAGTTCTTGGTTTAGTAGTTCCAGTAAATAAAAAATTAGTGGCTTGATAAATATATCCAGTATGATTTTGTTTTGTATCAGCATAAGAAACTATTATTTTTGGTTTTGGTAATAATCTTAAAGATTTTCCAACTAACATAGATGCTTCATTTTTTTTATTATATTTTAATACCAATCTATTTAACTCAATAACAAAAGATTTATTTTCTAATCCTGCTATACCCTTACATAAACTAGGAGAAACTGGAGAACCATAACTAACTATACCAACTAATTCATTGTTTAAAAACAAACCATAAGCATAGCTAATACTAGGCATTCTTTTAGCATAATGTATATTTAAAATAAATGGTTTAGTATCTTCATAAGATATTTTATTAACTGAGTAATTTTCCATTATTTCTTTTTAATAAATTTTTCTTCTTCTTTTATTTCCTGGTCAGCTTCCTTAATACTCTTTCCGTTAATATGTAAATACCAACATTCAACGCAATAATTCTTAGTTCCTTCTATTACATCTGCATGATTTTTACATTTAATACAGACCTTATAATCTCCGTATATATTGGTCTTAATTGGTAGCATAATAAAAAATCCATAGAGCTATCTCTATAGCAATAATTGTTTCAAGCATGGTTTTCCCTCCTTTTTAAAATTTTTATATTTGTTATAAGTAGATCCATTCATAATTTCAGATCCTATTAGAACATTTATAAGTGTTTGCTTCATTAGTTCCTTTAGGTCTAAAGACTTAATAGGTGTTTTCGTTTTTGTATTGTAAAACATTGTTATATTTTTCCTTCCATAGCTTTTTAAATTTAACATTTTCAGCTCTATTTTGAGCCTTATCAAATTTAATTAGCATCTTATCTATTTTATCTATGTTGTTGGTTTTTATGATTGGATAGCCATATTCATTTCTTTCCATTTTTTCCCCCTTTGTTTAAATTAATAACCAAATCTTCTGGCAAGTCAACTACTTCTGTTCTATTAGGCTCTATAAGGCTATTATCTTGCTTTTCTATGCCTAGACACTCTTTAATGTATTTAAAGATTCTATGTTTAAGCTTCATTTATTCCCCTTGTGTTAATTGTTTATTCATTAATCTAACATCTCTATTATTTCAAGATATTCTGATAACCATTCTTTAGCTTTAGAATGACTTTCAAACTTTTTATATACCTCAAACATTTCAGATTTTTCATCCATTATGTCATTATTTAAATCAACCATATCTGGATTGTGTATTACTATTTTATATGTTGTTTTATCTGTCATTATATCCCCCCTTGTGTTGCTAGTTGATGAAGTACCATTAACCCTAAAATTACAAATACACTTACCGCAAATGTAAAGCCTAGAACGTAGTAAATAGCTTTTTTCATTATTTAACCCTCCTTTTTTGGTTAATAGTTAAAATATAATTTCCTAAATCAATCTGTTTTTTGTCATAATCAATATGAGCATTTTCAAATTTAGTAAAATCAATATTTTTATAATTTGTATTTTTCATTATTATGTCCCAAATAGACTCAATAATTTTTACATCTTTTTTTATTCCTTCCAAGTATTTATCCATATTTCCTCTCTTTTAGTTTCTGATCTCATCAGTTAGGGATTAACCCTAAGACAAGGGGAACAAGTCCCCAAGTTTCGATCTTTATATTCTGTTTTCTTTAACCTTAAATGAAATAGGATTTAAAGTATCAACCCAAGTTTGATCGCCTACTAATTTATCTACATGATCTTCTGATACTAAGTATTTCTTTTTATTAGTTAGATTTAAAATTATAAAAGGTTTTTTAGAACTAGGTCTATTTGTATAACCTATAAGACTATAGTCATTACCTTTAATTTTAAATATTTTAGACAAATCCCAACCTCTATAATATTTAGGGTTTGCGTTTCTCATTACCATTAAAGCTTCTAAATGCTTTTCTTCTTTAGATCTAGCATTTGGTAGAGATACTTCCAAAGTTACTTTGAAACTATCAGAGTCATACCTTGCACCACCAAAATTAACCTTAACACCTAATTCTTTTTCATTTAGCATAGATTTCATTTTATTAATGATTGTATCTATATTATTTGAGTCCATTTTTTTCATGTTTCTTTCCTTTGTTGATTTGTTTTTCATTCTTTACTTGTATCATTCTTGTTCTATATGTCAAATATTAAAAGCATATTATTTAAATTATTTTGTTCGCTGTTTGTTCCTCATTTTATGCTTGATTATTTAATACTTACCCTCTAAATAGATAACCAGAAAGCAACAAAGAAAGGAATATATGACGAAACAAGGGTTTTCCATGATACCAAATCAACTAATTATAGATGAGAGGTTGAGCAAGGAAGCAAAGCTATTATTTATATATCTTAGATATTTATCACCTAAATTCAGAATATTAAGAAATAAAACTTTATTAAGTAAGTTAGATATGTGCTTGAGTACATTACAGAAAGCAAAGCTTGAATTGGTCGCAAATGAGTACCTAGTTGTCCACAGGAAGACCTCAGCTAATTTTTATGACCTTAGACTACCTATCTCACACTCAACCGATAGAGTATTAAATAAGCAACCCCCTAAGTATAATTTACTTAGTATTAATAAGAACAATACTATGTATAACAACACTATGTATAACAAGAAAAAGTTCAAAGGTTTTAAGAAGCTTAAAGGTTTTAAAGATGATAAGTGATATATACTATTATAAAGGTAAACCTTTACAAAAAAGCTATAGTAACAATTACACCCCCCCTGAAAAACTTGAAATAGTGAATAAAATAAATAGTGACTTTGCAAGTGGTATGCTCTCATTTACTCAGATGCATTGGATCATTGACAATGCTTTGTTTGGTAGCTTCTGTTGTATGAGAATTATCGACAAATTAATGTTTGATAAGAAAGTAAAGTTAAATCCACTTACACTTGACAAACGAACATTTAATACAATTAAGAAGCCTTTCGACTTTTAAAGCTTTTAAATATCTATATGTTGTGGTAATAATGTTGAAGGCTACTAGCTCCCTTGCTTTAGTCTATTAGTTATAACTGTTACTGGTGAAGTCTTTTCCCTTTCTTTCTAGCTTTGCCAGTAACCCTAAAGAATTAAAATGGCAGGACGTAAAAAAAAATTAACAGAGAAACTATTTGATAAGCTTTTAAACTTAATCGCTGATGGCTTAACAATTAGAGAGGTGTTCTCCAGAGATGATGTTGATTTTACTTGGCAATCTTTCAGAAACTATTTAATCAAAGATGATGTTTTAATGAGTCGATATATTAAAGCTAAAGAATTAGCGGTGGATCTAAGATTATCAGAGCTTGAAGACAAAAGGAAAGAGCTTGAGATTAAAATTGAGTCAGGTGAATTAGATTCCAAAGCAGCACAAAACCTGGTTAATCTTTATAAAATTATAGTTGCCAGTTCTCAATGGTCAGCTTCTAAGCTAAATGCTAAGAGATATGGTAAAAGTGCGGAGGTTTTAAGCATTAACTCAGAGAAAAATCAACCATTGACTATCAGTTGGAGCAAACCATAGTGACAAATATGTCACAAATACAGTTAAGTGTGATAAATATGTCACAATATTATGGTCTAAAAGTGTTTAGTTATATGAGAAGTCTGTATAATTTACACACAAAGTTACAAGATATTACATACGAAGAAAAAACTGTTGCAAAAATATCACAAAAGGAGAACATTTAGCGAACATTCCGATATCTCAGTATTATCGGAAATATTACAATTGATATCCGTTTATTATCACTAGTAATAAAAGCTAGATAAATGAAAGCTAATTGGTAAATAGGGGGGGTTTTAAACTGGGTATACCCATTTTTGGAGTTACCTCTTAGAATAATGTTGATACAAGGCATAAACACATGGATGATAAATTCTTAAAAACAACGATCTTTATA